CCTAACTATTATACCAATGGCAGGCATATGATTTCAAGATTAACTTTAATAATTAGTATTATTGCCTTTGTATTATCTGTCTATAATTTATTAGTAATAACAGGAGTACTGTAATGAAACTAGATGATGTAATGACTACACAAGAGGCCGGTGAAAGATGGAATGTTACCGCCGATTCACTTAAACAAAATTGTAGAGGCCGTGTAAAGAATGGATTTTTAGAAGGTGAGTTTAGAAAGTCTGGGAAAATGTGGCTTGTAACTCGTCAAGGGATGGAAAGGCTATATGGTGAAGAGGTACTAATTTCTAGTGAAACAAAAAACGATACTAAGAACGAATAGCCCTTTAAATTTCTGCAAAATTTGTAACGGTTGCTTAACCATTGCTCAACCTAAAATTCATAAAATGCATTAATAGAGAGGGTAAATGACCTTTTAAAATACTCTCCGCTGAATAAGAACACAAACGTAGAAAGCCAGTAAACACTTATGTTTACTGGCTTTTTTATTTTTCAAAATTGGCAAAAACCACTACATTTCGCCAGCGTTGCTCAACCGTTGCTCACCCTTTAGGAGGGCTTCGCCGTAGGGTAATCGGTTAACCGCATCAATGTATTGTTGTATAGTTTTATGAGTGTAAACTTCCTGGGTGATATTATCCTTACTTGAGTGACCAACGATCCGTTTGATGATAATTTCATCGATACCAATATTGCTGGCCAGCGATATGAAAGTATGGCGTGTATCATGCGGTTTGTGCTCTCCTAAATTAAGAGTTTGGCACATACGCTGCATTTCACGCCGGTAGGTATCCTTATGTATCACCTTATCCAAAAGGCACTCTACGCGCTTAAATTGAGCCTGTTGATACAGTTCCTTGATAAAGGGATAGATACATTCCGCGATAGGTATGCAACGGTCTTTACCTGCTTCCGTTTTAGAACCGCCAACCATGTAACGTTCTTTCAAATGGATATTATCGAGCTTCATAGTCTGCAATTCGTTTAATCTAAGCCCCGTGTAGGCGTATATCAATGTTAGCTTGGCAATTATATCGTCGGAGTGTTGCCAAAGGGCGTAGAGGGCCGAATTTGAAAAAATGTTAGCCTTCTTGATTGGTGTAGCATTTTTATTGATGATAATATCGGAGAAATAGTTCCTAGGTATGATTTCTTGTTTAACGGCTAACGTACCTACAGACACTATGATAGCCTTGATTAGCTTTTGATACGATTTAGTATGTGTTGAGGTATCAAATATAGGCTGGAAATGTGCAGCACGCATATTCTTCATCTCGATATTGTTAAGATGGCTAACCATCTTCTGTATTGTATGGATGATCTTCATCCGGCCTGCAGATAACCCCTGGCGTTCAGCCTCTTCAATCCGCCATTCAAAACATTGGCCAAACGTAATTTTACGTTGCTCTTCTTGTGGTGGATTGGTAGAGTAGAGGGCAAGGGCTGTGTAAGCTTCCTTTTGTGTAGCAAATGTGCCTACCGATTTACGAATAGCCTTGCCGTTAGCATCGTAGCCATAGGTTACTACCGCCCGGTAGGGCTTTCGTAACTGTTTGTGCTTCATTTTATATACGGTTCCTGAACCGTTAGCACGTTTCATAGCCATAAATATCCTCCTTGGTATAGTGATTAGCCTTAGAGGTATGCTATAATAATTGTGGAGTAAAAATAGAGTACCTCTAAGGTATGAAATTTTTAATAGCCCTCACTACGGTGAGGGCTTATTTTTTATTTAATTATGCTTATATACTAATTCATTTTCTTTATCGATGATATCCGCAATCTTTTCTGTAGTAATAGGGATTTCAATTTTATCACCATTACCGTTGATGAACTTAATTGTATATGGTGCGTTAAGCACTACATTTTTAGGGAAAGCGTAATACACGACCGCATAGCTGTGTGGCATCGCGTCATAAATAACAGAGTTCATCTGTTCAGGCATAATGTACCTGCCGTCTTTCTCGATAAGTAATCGTTGCGATGGCACTTGTTGAGCTACAGTACCGGCTATTGGATTCTTAAGATGCATTGCATAAGTGGCAATATATACATAGTCATTGCTATTTACTACTGCGCTCTTAAATGTTTCTCCAGGAAAGATTAGGCGCTCGTCTTTAGAGTAAGCAATGTACTTTGCGATTGTGCCAGGTGTAACTAATACAGCTGCACCGCCTGCCCCGCTCCGGAGTTCAACACCGTAATTGACAGGATTTTCTAATTTGCGGTCTGTCTTATATGATTGGCCAACATTCCATATTTTGTTATAAGTGTCTGCTGTCACATCAATAAACTGAGCAAATGAAGTAGCCGCAGTCATGCTAAAAAGTGCTATTATAGGCAATAATTTACGTAATTTCATTTTTATATCTCCCTTAGTTATCAATGAAATGGTGATAAAATTCTATGTGTTCTAACTCTTCCTCGTTTAAAGATGACCTCCGCACCATCTCCTCAACTAAATTAACATGATGCTCTAAATAAAAATCATCATTCACAATATGAATTAATTCATGTTTAATTTCCTCCCTCATGCGATCGTGAGGGAGGTTTTTATTTATATAGATATTATGGGTATCTATATCTTCACATTCCTCCGACACGGCCCCTGCATGTGGCAAGTCGCAGTAAATCAAATTTACAACCAATATAACACTCTCCCTTGTGTATTATTTGTTTTTTAGTTTTAAAAGCTCAATATATTCAACAGCTTTTTCTAAATCCTCCTTACTTATATCTTTAGCGGCAGAGAAGAGCATACGAGCCCCTGGACGTGTGCGTAGGTATTCAGCAAATTCAGCAGTATCAGGGTTTGTGTAATACCCATCGTTATTTTCTTCACCTATTTTTGCTAAATCGTCCGCAGTAATATTCAACCCTTTACATATTTTTATTACTTTATCTATAGACGCGCCGTCTACATTTTTAAGGATCGAATACAAAGTCGTATAAGGCATATCAATTTTCTTAGCGAAATCTTTTAAAGTTACAGAATCCTCTATTATTAATTGTTTTAAATATTCTTCTCTTGTCATAATATGTACTCCTATTTATAACTATATTCATTATAGCGTAACTAATACGATATATCAATATATAAATACGAAATAAGATATTTAAATCAAACTTAAACGTACTTAAACCGCATTTTATTAGACAAATTCGAAATTACGAATTACAATGTGTACATAAGGTGATACGAAATAACGAATTGCCGATACGAAATATTCAAAAGGAGGTGTAAGGATGTATCCGAATCTTAACGCGGAATTGGCTAGACGAGGGTGGAACAAAAAGGTTCTATCTGAAAAGTTAGACGTGAGATATGCAACCATTGTTGATAAATTAAATGGCAAGTATCCACTTACATTAAATGAATGTAAAGAAATCAAAGATAAACTAGATACGAAGATGTCTATCGATGAACTTTTTTTTACAAAGTAAATACGAAATTTAGAATTAAGAGGGCAGACAGATGCAAAAAGATTACTTACAAGTAGTTGCCCGTTTATGTTTATTGCTAATCACAATCGGGCTGATAACAGGAGTTTGTTTATTTCTCATTATGGTAACGGTAATCGCCGCTACAGTGTGGTAAAGGAGTACTTACTATGATCACAAAAACAATTGCTGTGAGCCAAATGGCCACAGTCCTGGGGTGGACATTAACTGCAGTCCGGGAATGTATCGCCCGAGACAAGTTCAAGTTCGCTCAATGCTGGAAGACCGAAGGGAAAAAGGGCAGAACCTTTTCCATAGATAAGGACGGTTTTAGACACTACTTATCTAATACACTCGGATGGACCGATAGCAAAATCGATAAAGAGTTCAAGGAGGCACACATCGTATGAGTAAAGTCGTGATTTACGCAATCAGAGTTATAGCAGCATTACTAGTTGTTGGTACTGTAGGCTCTATTGAAATAGACCGCATTGATATGTGGACAGGCTTCTGCCAAGCAATGCTAGGCATTACGCTTTGGGCCCTCACTGGTTACTGGATTGAGGAGCAATATGGCAAAAGATAAATTCTGCAAAGTATGCAATAAGAAAATCAAAAACCCATATACGAATTGGTCTTACTTAACAGGCGAGCCACGTATCGTGTGCGATAACTGCAAAGAAATACATCCAATCGTTAATCGATTCCGGATGCAGGCCAAGTTAACTCTTAAGAACGGATAAGGAGAATATTATGCCAAAAGTAAATATTACAAAATCAGCAGTTCGTGCCTTTCTGCGAAGCGAATATTTGAAAAAGCACGCGCCTTTGAGAAACGCACGAAAAGAAGCGTTGCAGAGCGCCATAGAATCAAGTCATCTATTTATAGATTTTAAAAACATAATGGCCTCTGCTGAATCGGTTGCAAGTGCGTTAGAAAAAGCCGGATACGGCTCAGAGTTTAGACGAAATCTTGTCTCTTGTGATAAGGCGTTAAATCGTACGATAAGCAATTTGTGGACGGCGGGGCTTGATAAACCTAGTGATGAGATTAAAGCATTATATGCAATCGCGAAACCGTATGATGAAAAACTCGAAAAGTTAGAGAGCGCTTATCAATCGGCACGTAGTGTTATCGATAACGCACCAGGAGGTAAAGCAGCTGCCGATATTTTAAAATTGGCAGGACTTGACTTTTATGCGTGGCAAAATACTGACAAGGGGACAACATTAGATTTAAGCGCTTTGAAAGGCGGTGATTAAATTGCGAGACTGTACAACGTGCCCAAATAAAGACTACTGCATTCCTGATGAGTGCGAGCACCTGGGTGCAAAAAAAAATGCCCTCACGCACGGCAATGCGTAAAGGGCACATAGAAAAATATCCATTTAAAGTATATCACATCGTTAAACCGAAAGGAAACAGAACAATGATCGAGTTAAAAATTACAGTAGACAAAGCAGTTGAATTAGAACAAGAAGTGAAAGACCTATATCAATCTATTGTAGGTACGCCTGTTAAAGAAGTAGAAAACTGGACAACTAATGACGTTAAGCCGGCTAAGAAGGAAGCCCCAAAAGTAGAAACTCCTGCTCCTAAAGCTGAACCGGTTAAAGAAGAAGCACCTGCTCCTAAGGAAGAAGAACCAGCTCCTAAGGAAGAAGAACCAGCTCCAACAGTGGAACCTGAAAAAGCAGTACCTAGCCTCGAAGCAACTCGTGAAGCAGTAAAAGACGTAATGGCAAAAGCTCCTGATAAAACGAAAGCTAAAGACGAATTCAAAGCCTTCTTAGCTGTCATAGACGCTGAAAAGGTATCATCTGCTACCGATGAACAACGTATTCAAATTATGGAATGGGTGAATAGCCGTGGCTAAGAAACACGCCTTACTAGGTGCATCCAGTAGTGCCAGGTGGCTGGTATGCACACCCTCTGCAAGATTAGAGGCGATGTTCCCTGATGAACAATCTCCGTATGCTGCGGAAGGTACTGTAGCACACGACCTGGCGGAAGCAATTCTTCGGCATAAGATGGAGGGTAAAAAAGCCCCTAAGCTAGACGACTACTCCGCTGAAATGGTAGAAGCGGTTAATCGATATGTCGACATTTGCGAAGAAAAGGTAAACGAAGCGCGTGCTCGTTCCTCTGATGCGGAAGCCATGATTGAAGCACGGCTCGACTTCTCTAGATGGGTACCTGAGGGCTTTGGTACCGGCGATATGGTAATCGTAGCTGACGGCATCCTGGAAGTAATCGACCTGAAGTATGGTAAAGGCGTTCCTGTTAGCGCCATTGAAAACACACAAATGAGGCTCTATGCATTAGGTGCTTACGATGTAAACGAGTTCCTATATGACATTAAAACAGTTCGTATGACGATCGTTCAACCAAGACTTGATAGTGTGTCTACCGACGAAATGTCACTTGAAGAACTTCTTGATTGGGGCGAAGATATCAAACCAATCGCGCAACGTGCCTGGGACGGTATAGGTGAATGTATGCCTTGCGATTACTGTAACTTCTGTAAAGCACGGCACACATGCCGAGCGCTGGCCAATACGTGCCTAGATACTTTCTACAAAAATGGTGGTAAGCTCAATCAATTACTCACTGACCGTGAAGTATCTGACATCCTGGCGATGAAAGATTTAATCACGAAGTGGATTAAAGGTGTTTACGATTTCGCGTACGAGAAAGCCTTATCGGGTGAAAAGCAATGGCCTGGGTATAAATTAGTGGAAGGTACATCAAGACGTACAATTACGGATCCAGACGCTGCTGCTAAAACATTACTCGACAATGGCTACAAGGAAGAAGACATATTCAAGCCTCGAGAACTCGAAGGTATCACTAATCTGCAAAAGGTTCTTGGTAAAAAAGGCGTTGCCGATTACTTAGAAGCGTATATCGACAAGCCTGAAGGCAAGCCTACACTTGTACCGGAAAGCGATAAACGCCCGGCAATTAATACCGTAGAATCTATGGCTAATGAATTTACAGACGAGGTGTAACAATGGTAACTGTTAATGCAATCGCAAAAGGAGCTCCGCGAACGAGGTCACTACTTCGATGAGCTCTACCAAATTACTATTGCTTACGCTACTAGCTTACATGTCCGCTACTATGCTGTAAATGCAAGGTGCGAGGCAATAGAAGCGTCTTATACATTGGAGGAGAACTCGTTTGGTTCACCTCCATGGGAAGATGACGACAAATGGACCGCTTTAGATGATGAGCGGTCCGACATCGAAGATGAATTAGATAATTTATTTAGTACAGTAATAGGGTTCGAACATGACTGTAACCCATTTAAGAAATAAGGAGACCGTAACAATGGCTAAATTAACAACTGGTATCGTAAGACTTTCCTATGCAAACATCGCTCAACCTCGTAAAAACGACGACGGCAAAGCAAAATATAGCTCCCAAATCATTATCGACAAAACAGATAAGAAAACAATCAAAGCATTTGAACGTGCGATTGAAGAACTCAAGGCTGATCCAAAAGCAGTAGCTAAGGTTGAAGGTAAAGCAGCATACCTTAAATTGAATTTACGTGATGGCGATACAGACGAAGCAGTAGCTGACCAACCTGAAACATACGCTGGCAAGTTCTTCATTAATGCGAATAGCGATAAACAACCTATCGTATTTACGCGTGACAAAATCAAGATGGACCAGTTCGACATCGAAGAAGAAATTTACTCCGGTGTATACGCGCAGGTAGCGCTTTCTGTGTTCGCTTACAACTTCAACGGTAAGAAAGGCGTAGGCTTTGGCCTAAATGGTGTTCGTAAAGTTAAAGATGGTGACCGCCTCGGTGGTGTTCATGTATCTGCTAATGACTTCGGCGATGACGATTTAGGCGATATGGACGACGACGATTTAATCTAAGGAGGCAAATATGGAGCTGAGTATTGATGTGGAAACGTATTCTGACTGCCCTATTAAATATGGGGCCCAGCGATATGTTGATGATACAACATTTGAAATAATGCTCTTTGCCTACAGTTTCGATGACGAACCGGTCGAAGTAATTGATATGACAAAGGACCCACTACCTGAAAGGGTAGTGGATGCCTTATATAACAAGGAAATTACAAAGACCGCATTCAACGCAGCATTCGAAATGCTGTGCCTTAAAAAATATTACCCTGATGCGGATTACACGAACTGGGAATGTACGTCGGTACTTGCTTTGTACTGTAGCTTACCGGCTAGCCTCGACAATGTGTCTAAGGCTTTGAAATTAGGAGAAGCCAAAGACTCAAGAGGTAAACGCTTAATTCAGTTCTTCTCCGTACCGCGTAAGCCAACTAAGACAAATCCTAAGACACGTAATATGCCCGAGGATGCGCCTGAGAAATGGGCGGAATACATTGAGTACAACCGCCAGGACGTGGTAGTAGAAAAGGCAATTCGTAAACGTTTACTTTCATTAAAGCCCCCGGCTATCGAGCACGAGTACTGGTTACTCGACCAAGATATCAACTGGCGAGGCGTGAAAGTAGATATGGAACTCGTCGATGCAGCGCTTGCTTGTAACGACGAAATTGTGGCGGAGGCTACCGAGTCATCCAAGATATTAACGGGATTAGAGAATCCGAACAGTACGATGCAACTTAAAGAGTGGCTGACGGCAAGATTGGGATATGATCTAGAAACAATGAGAAAAGACGATGTATCAAACCTCTTAGCGCAGGATATCCCCTCTGATGTTCGCAAGGTACTGCAAAATAGACAGGTACTCGGTAACTCCTCCATCAAAAAATACTTGGCCATGAAAAACGCTGTATGTTCAGATGGTCGCATCCACGGTATGCTTCAGTTTTATGGGGCGATGCGTAGTGGACGATGGGCGGGTCGTGTAGTACAACTACAGAACCTCCCTCGTAACTACCTAGAAGATTTAGACACAGCTAGGGAAGTACTTAAAAGTAGAGACGTAGAAATGCTAGACCTACTATATGGAAACCCTGGTGATGTGATTAAGCAACTTATCCGTACTGCTCTTGTAGCAGAGGATGGGCACCGATTTATTGTAGCTGACTTTAGTGCTATTGAAGCCCGTGTTATCGCCTGGCTTGCTCACGAGCAGTGGCGCCAAGATGTATTCGCTCAAGGCGGAGACATCTATTGCGCTTCCGCATCAAGCATGTTCCACGTACCAGTTGAGAAACACGGTGTTAATGGGCACCTACGGCAAAAAGGTAAGGTAGCTGAATTAGCGCTAGGGTATGGCGGCGGTGTAGGAGCTATGAAAGCGATGGATACTAAAGGAGAAATTCCTGAAAAGGAGCTACCAGGTATCATCGAAGCATGGCGACAAGCTAGCCCACGAATTACGAGATTTTGGAAAGATGCAGACAGCGCAGCAAAGCAAGTCGTGAGAACAGGAGAACCAGTACGAATCAGACAAGGCAATATTAAATTCTTTAAATCGAAAGGCTTCCTGTTCATTGAGTTACCATCCGGTCGAAGACTTGCCTACGCAAGACCTCGGCTCGGGCTTAACAGATTCGGCAGTGAATCGATTGAGTATGACGGTATGGATCAGGTTAAGAATACATGGGGCAGAGTTGAAACCTATGGCGGAAAGCTCGTCGAAAACATTGTGCAGGCCGTGGCAAGAGATTGCTTAGCAGCATCAATGCTCAGACTGGCAAAAGCTGGTTACAAGATTGTTGCCCACATCCACGACGAAGTGGTTATCGAAGCGCCAATAGGCGAAGGCAGTTTAGAAGAAGTTATAGATATTATGTGTGAGCCCGAGTCCTGGAACGAGGGCCTTATATTAAATGCAGCGGGGTTTGAGAACCCTTACTATATGAAGGATTAGGAGGATAATTCTTATGACACTTTCAAAACAACAAATTCAACAACAACGTGAAGCAATCGATGCTTTATATGAACTTGTAAAAGATGCGCCAGCTAGTGAGCGTAAAGATTCGGCTATGGCATACTGCGAGGGCTGTATTGCTGCTTGCGATTTAGGACTTAAGGTGCTTAATGGTAAGAAAACAGAAACACCTAAGGTGGAAGAACCAGCAGAAGCTACCTCAACAGTAGAAGATCAACCTGCTGTAGAGGAAAAGCCTAAGCGTAAACGTACTACTAAAAAGAAAGCGCCAGTAGAGGAAGTCCTCTCGGTTGAAGAAGAACCTGTAGTTGAAGCTCCGGTAGTTGAAGAAACTCCTGAAGAAGATGATTTAGACGATTTGTTATAAGAAAGGATAGCGCCTTATGAAGGTCTTATTTAGTTTATCAGTCAACAAGCTGTATGACCTAGTACGGCGCAAGCAAGTGAACACTTGGGCACCTGCTGTACACTACCACGTGGATTGCGGCCAATCATTTGCCTGCTTGTGGCCATCAGTATCTTCTGGGATGGGCAAAATAGTAGACCCTTATATATCAACTGAGTTCTATTGCCCACAATGTGGAGAATTAATCCGTACTAGAGGCGTCGATGGCGATTGTGTAGCTGATGCCTCCGGTAACGATAATGTTCCTTTAGATATAGAACTATCGGTTATTGATCGGGGGGCAATCCTTGATGTTAAATTTGACTATCACACAGTATATGTCGATAACGATACACAATCTATCTACCCTGGATACAAGCCTCATCTTATCGATATATTACGCTTTGATTTTAGGCAAGGAAAGGTATTTTTAGTTCAAAAGAAACGTACTCGCGCTGATATAGTATCGGAAATTGAACCTAATATATCTATCTTCTACTCTAAATCGCTGCCCTTGCATTGGCTAGTAGCAACTCCTAATTGTCGATTGTCTCAGTATCAAAAAGAGCTGCAGACTTTTGCTAAAGTGCTAAAACAAGCTTACTTCGCTAAGTTATCAAAACGAGTTGGGTATCAAGTTAAACCAATCAGACAAGGTGTACTACTATCGTCCAAATACGGCGCGCTCGATAACTTACTCCATAATCTAGTGTGGAAAATGCACGCGCCGGATGCGCCTGCATTAAATGACAAGTTAGTTAGAGACCACGACAGCTACTTCAGACCTTTCGGGGCTAAGTTAACAAGTACCTCAGCTATTACTGAGTTAACTAGTGCCGGCGTACCGTTTATCAAAGCTCTTATTCAGCTTTATAAAGTACCGGATAAGCGCTGGGTTCGGAAATTATTAACTATCCGTCCTTTCTTCTATATCAAGGTGATCCAAACTGCTAGCAAGGTATTCAAAAGCATGGATTATCAGAAAGCATTCACGGACCTTGTGGCAGAGGAAGGTGGAAAAACCAGGTATATCCAATCTTGGCCTATATGGAATGATGAGCAGGCCTTGCTTACTGTTACCACTTTTCTCAAACTTATGCGTCACCAATATGGCGAACGTCGAGTTCTATTATTCTTAAAAAATGCTGACTCCTATTCGGAAGTAAAAGATACTGCAGATATGTATAACCGATTATCAAGATCTAGGAAAAAGGAGATTTGGGCTAGACGTATTCAAATTAAGGATCTGCATGACGAGATTGTGTGTATATCCGAATTTGAAAAAGCAGAAAATGTTCCAGTACAACGCAGCATGCTCCATAGCAAGTTAATAGACTCCGTTGGTGGTCTAGATTTTGCTGTGGTTAAAACAACACACGACATAATTCGACTAGGCGTCCAACTCAATAACTGCGTAGGTACCTATGTAGAAAAAGTTAAAGAGCAAAAATGTGCTATTGTTGGTGTGTTTGAAAACAACCGTCCAGTAGCGTGTATTGAGGTAAATCCTACGGATGCCTCTGAAGCATTTACCGTAATACACCAGGCTAAGCTAAAAAACAACAGAGGCGTACGAGATAATCACAACATTAATTATGCTGTATGCCAATGGGTTAAAAAGCATAGATTACAAGTACCTAAATATTTAGGGGACATCCACTTTGCGAAGGGAGGAGCGATGTAATATGGATACAAATATCATCATAGCTACGGGCAGAAGTCGCTCCGCCCGTAGCTGGAAGTCTCAGAAAATGACTTGGAGTGAATTGGCCAACAAATTGGCTGAACCTACTGTAACGAATGAAACAGCTGCTGAATACGCCAAGATGTCTAAAGCTGATCAAGGCCAAAAGAAAGACGTCGGTGGTTTTGTAGGCGGCTATATTCCTAAAAATGGTAGACGGGTTAGAGGCTCTGTTAAAGAGCGGTACTTGATTACTCTTGATGCAGATAATCCTAGTGAGGACTTTCTATTAGACCTAGATATGGAACTAGGTGGTATGGAGTATGTACTCTACAGTACACACAGTCACACGGATGCTAATCCACGATATCGCGTAATCATCCCTGTCGATAGAGCGATGAAGCCTGATGAGTACCAGGCAGTCTCAAGACGGATTGCTGATAATATCGGTATTGAGTCTTTTGACCCATCCACACACCAGGCTGAGCGATTAATGTATTGGCCAAGTTGTCCAAAGGATGTCGAGTATGTTTACCAGCATAGCGAAGGCTCACTTGTTTCAGTAGATACCTATTTGAGTACCTACAGAGACTGGCGTGATACGAGCCTTTGGCCAACATCAGAGAAGGAATCACAAATTCGCCTTGATGCTGCCAAAAAGCAAGGCAACCCATTAGAGAAAAAGGGTTTACTTGGCGCCTTTTGTAGGTGCTACAGTATCACGGAAGCGATAGAAAAGTTCCTTCCCGGTGTGTATGAGCCGACACAAGTTGAGGGCAGATACACATATACGGAAGGCAGCTCAGTCGGCGGTTTAGTTATTTACGATAACGACACCTTCGCTTACTCGAACCACGCAACTGACCCAATCAGCGGTAAACTTGTTAATGCATTTGACCTGGTCCGCATTCACCTATTCGGTGCCATAGATATTGGCGAAGACCCTGCGACTGCAGTTACTAAACTACCGAGTTATAAAGCCATGATAGACTTCGTCAACGAAGACGGTGCAGCACCAATCCTGCTCGACAAGGAACGTATGGCGGATATGGAGTTCGAGGATATCACAGAGGACGACGAAGACTTTTTATCTAAACTTAAACGTGATAAAAACGGTACGCCCGAATCTGATGTGTTCAACTGTTTAGTAGTACTTAAACATGACCCGGCATTAAAAGGTAAAATCCGTCTTGATGAATTCGCGCATCGGTTAGTCGTGATTGACGATCTTCCGTGGCGCGATAAGGACGAAACCCCTTACTGGACGGATACCGACGATGCGTGCTTGCGGAATTACTTTGCTACAAAATACCTTATCAAGGGTAAAGGCATCATCGACGATGCCCTCCAAGAGGTAACGCAAGATAATAAGTTCCATCCGGTACGTCAGTACTTAACTGGTTTAACTTGGGATGGTGAATGTAGAGTCGATACTCTATTTATCGATTACATCGGCGCCGAGGATACCGATTACATTAGGGCGGTTACACGTAAATGGATGTGCGGTGCCATCGCACGAGTAATGGAACCTGGCGTTAAGTTTGATACGGCGATTGTGTTATATGGCTCTCAAGGTCTTGGTAAATCATTAATCCTAGAGCGGTTAGGCCGTAAATGGTTTAACAATTCTTTAGTCGATATCAAAACCAAAGACGCTCTTGAACAAATCCAGGGCTCATGGATCAACGAACTCGCTGAACTTGCACCTACCTATAAGAACGATAATGAAATTGTTAAAGCCTTTATCAGTCGTACCTCTGACCGGTTCCGTTCACCTTATGGTAGACGGACTGAAGAGTATCCTCGCCAGTGTGTCTTCGCTGGTTCCACTAATAATCTTATGTTCTTAAAGGACCGCACCGGTAACCGCCGATTCTGGCCAATTACTGGCGATAAGGACCGCAAGACTAAGAACGCCTGGGAGTTGTCAAAGGACGAAATTGACCAATTATGGGCGGAAGCGTTCACGTATTGGGCAGAAGGTGAACCTCTTGTATTAGAGGGCGAACTTGAAGAAGAAGCTCTTAGAATCCAGCTATCGCACACCGAAGGCGGTGAACTCGTAGGACTCATTGAGGAATACCTCGAGATGGAACTACCTGAAGATTGGGAGTCTAAAGACATCTATGATCGCAGGGAGTATATCCGGAATTATGGCGATGACGACTATTGTGGTTCAGTGCAGCGGGAGAGGGTTTGTGCCCTTGAGATATGGTGTGAAGTAATGGAGGGTGACAGGAAGAACCTGCAGAACGCAAAAGCAAGAGAAATCATTGACATTTTGCAGTCTATTAAAGGGTGGAGTCCTTATTCAAAGAGCGTCGGGAAGATGCGCTTCGGTAAATTATATGGCGTTCAAAGAGCGTTTATTAGGGACGCGAGCACTCTCCAAAATAAGGCTAAAACGATATCTAAAAATCGTAAATAATCGTGTTGCCGATTTTTGTTGCCGATTAGCTAATTTTCATATATTGAAGTTTATCGAAATAATTTTTATACACGTCTATACATCGATGAATTTTGATATAAGTTAAAAAATCGGCAACGGCAACACGTGTGGCAACAAAATCGGCAACACGTTTGGTGTAGTTGTTATCTATCTTAAATGCAATTTGTTGCCGATGTTTTCTATTATTTACTATTAATTAAAAATAATAAATATATGAATAAGTGCTTGTATACGTATACACGTAAAAAACGCAAATACGCGTATATATATATATATGGGCAAAAAAAACAAAACATCGGCAACACAACCCCGATGAAGCTAGATTTTATATGGGCTGAAGCCTGTTGCCGATTATTTATTGAGAACGAGGTGAGAACGATAGAAAAAGATATCGAACGTTGGTTAGGAAATCAACTCAAAAAAATGGGGTGCATATATATGAAATTCGTGTCACCTGGAAATGACGGTGTACCTGATCGGATTGTAGTACTCCCAGGAGGAGGGGTTATCTTCATTGAGTTAAAAGCTACAACAGGAAAGCTAATGGCTAACCAACGAGTACAGATTTCTAGGCTGCGTAAACAAGGCGCCATAGTATTTGTCCTAACTGGTAAGCTAGACGCTAAGTTATTTTTAGATGATATAGAAAGGGTAATTCATGGACTTTCATCCACACGAGTACCAAGAGATTGCTATTCAGC